GGCGCGGTGCTGTGCGGCTTGTGCTACTGTTTCCTCCTTTGGCTCGTAAGTGTCTAGCTTCGCATAAGGCTTGCCACTTTTACCCATTAACACACTTAAGTTAACCCAGCCGTTCTTACTGTTAGCTTTCATAAACTTCTCAAAGTCTTCGACCTTTATGCTTAAATTGCATAATACAAAGTCGGGTGCGTTCTCATTCTTCTTAACTATTAAACCATCTGCAAAAATTGTTTCCATCTTTATTTATTTATTTATTTATTGTTAATTTACTAATTCATTTAAGCGCTCAAGATAGTAGCTGTTAGCTAATTTATAGCGCTCTATTAATTCTTCTTCTAGCTTTTTATCACGTTCAAACCATACAGTGCTTACTCTTTGTTTTGCTGGAATGTTATCTACTTGGTGTATAGTTAAGTTATCCCAAGGCTTAAGCAAATCCTCATCGTCAGGGGTTGATACCATACAATAGTCTATTGAGGCTCTTTCTCTACCTACTAAAAGCATATAGCAGCGTAATTGCCATTCGTAACCTGCTGATTTTATTGACTTCTCCGCATCTTCTTTAAAAGCTGGGAATGTTTCTAAGCTCCAGGAAGTTTTAACATCTCTAATAACATCAGAAGTAATAATATCAGGCTCTCCACTTAACCAGTCTTCATAATAAAAGCGCTCTGTATTTTTTTCGTACCATTCGTTTTCTACTTCGTTTAATAATGCTATGCTTGTATCTTCACATCTTATTCCTTTAATCATATATTTATTTTCTATTGTAGGAATATATGCGAATACTTCTTGCTTTACTTTTTCTTTTAACCAAGTCTTTGTAGTTTCGCTGAGTGTTTCTGACTTACTTCTAGGCTTGACCATTAGATTATAAGCTTCGCTTGCTCTTACTTTTAAATTCATGCTACTTAGTTTTTAATGATTTTAATGTTTGTAATTGTTCTTTAGTTAAGTCAAATTGTTTTAGGCTAGATTCGAACTGCTCAAGTGTCAACTCTCCAGCGTTAATCTTTTCAATACCTTTAGCAAATCGCTCATTTTGTAATTTTGCTTTTTGTGGCGCTGGCTTTTGTTCTGCTGCATCGTTCTCGACGTCTGAAACTAAACCAAGCGCACTACTCAAGGAATAACGTCTGAAGTAACTAACGCCACTACCGAAACTTTGGTAGTCGTTCATACCTTTTAACTGAACGTAAGGAATAAAAGTGTTACTCTCTAAACTTTCCCCGCTTTCCGTATGGAATACAATAGTTTTGATAGTATTACCCTGTTCTGTAGTTTCAATAAGCTGAGTAAATCCTAGCTTATGTTTTGCCATTAGCGGGTTAATTACTTCAAAAATGGCGGGTAAATCCGCGTAAGAATATCCGTAGCCTTTTGTTCCTTTATGAATTACAGGTACTTCTTGTTGAAATGCTGCTAAGCTTTTAAATAAATTTTTCATGTTATAAAGTTTAATTGTTTATGCAAAGTTAACTATTATTTCTAATTACGCAAGTTTTTTAATAAAATTATCGTACCATTCTTTAAAAGAATCAAAATCACGAGCTATAATGTATATACCTCCAGCTCTTTCAATATCCTCCTGATACTTCTTTTGATATTCTGACTGCCTATCCTTACCGTATTTTACTTCTATCTTTACGCTTCTACCTTTAATTGTTGCGCTAATATCTGCGCTGCCCTTTGTTCCTGTTCCTTTAATATATTTCCCGCTGCCTATCTTTCTATTATTACCTAAAACATCTGTAACAGTTTTGCTATTATCTACATATCTACCCATAGTATTGATTCTTTCTGCTTGAAATCCCGAAAATGTAAGAAAGTCTATAATACATTTAGTTAGTGCGTTCGCTGAGTTGTCGTTATATTTCTTGACTGGCATACCATGCTCAGGCATTGACGGGTATTGTTCACGCATCTTCGCATAGTGTAGCGACTGCATCAGTATTTTGTTTTCTTTGTTCATATTATTTTGTTTAAATAGTTACTAGATTCATCACAAAAAACACCCGAGCCAATATCTATGCATCTCACTTTGCACAATCCTTTTAACTGCAAGCTATTACTTAACGTGTTTTTAAATACTCTTATGGTTTCGTCAATTATCTTAATATTAATATCTAAACTAGATTCAATAAAAGGGCTTTCTTTCGTAGTTTGTTTCAAGTTCTCTAATCTGCTCTCTAAGTTCTTGAATCTTTCCCTCTCCTTGTCGTATTCTTTCAGTAATATGTTTAATTTCTGAGTTTCCAGTGATACAATCTCTTGAAACGATTTGATTTCCTTTTTCATCAATGTATATTTTAAAGGTTAGTAACTGGCTTTCATTTAGCGCAATATTTTTCTCTTTAGATATATCGCTAGTCTTTATTATCTCAATAGCGCAAGGTGTGCCATCCATAAGCGAAGCGAATACATCACAGCGAAAACGATTATCTAATACTCTAACCTCTTCTTTTGCGTTAGATAATAAGACTTTATATCCTTTATAATAGCAGCAGCTTTGCTCTATTATTCTGCCCTTTGCTAACTTATGCTCATAACTTTCTGTATCGTGTTCCTGTGTGTACTCGTAGCTTTTACCGTTAATTGTAACTATTTGATTTTGCTTTACCCTCCAGTGCGTTCGCTGACCATTTGAGTTAATAGCTGCTAGTGTTAATTCAACTTGTGATTCAGGATATAAATACCACTTGCGCTGAGATATATTTACAGCTGATTCAATACTTAAGTATGTACCAAACTCATCGTAAGCATGGCTGTATTTTAATCCATCGCTAGAATGGCATTTGTGTACTATCTTCGGCATCTTCTTCTAGTGTTTCGTTATTAATTTCGTACATTCTTATACCATTGCTTACTATAGATTTCATGTCTATATTTTTAAAATCAAAGTACGCCTTTAACCAAGTGTTAAAAGTTCTTTGAGCTAACCATTTCTTAAAGTCTTCGTACTCGTTTGTAAAATCTGCATACCATGATTTATAATCTATTCGCTGATTATTTTTAAAGGTCTTTTCGTCCATCCATTGTACAAACTCTCTCGAAGTGTTGTTAATCAATTTACGTAGCTTTAAATTCTTATGCTCATAAGATACTAGACCATGCTCGAGATAGTACTGCAAGCAGTTAATCATAAAGTGGTCGAATCTTGCCCATTCTTTTTCGTTCCAGTCTTCAAATAGCATACAATTAAATTCATCTTGCGGGCTATGATTACTATTGAAATATGAAGATAATTCTACTTCAAACATTCTACGCTCAAAACTACCTCCCTCTGCTTTTAAAGTGTAGTTAGTAGATATTAAAACTTTTGGAGATTCTGAAACTGGTAACTTAACTGCATCCTTTCCTTTATATTCAATCGTTATTCCCTCAGTAATAAGACTAAATAAACTCTCAAAGTTAAAATTCTTTTTTACGTCGTCAAAGGCTAATACTTGGCAGTCAGTCGATACTGTCTGATAAGGAAAAGACTTGTTAAAATCAAAGTTCTTACCATCAATAGTAGATACTTTCTTCATCTGACTTATGGCGTTAGTTAGTATTCCCTTACCACTTCCACCGTTAGGATGTTCGCTTACAGTCTCATCATTTAATATTATAGCTTTATTGTCTGCGCTTGTCTTATAACTATGAAGTAAATATCCTATTATCGATTTCATAGTATTATATCTATCTTTCTCCTGTCCTGAGATATACCAAACAAACGACCTAAACATACTCTCGTGATGGTCTGCTTCTACAAATTCTCTTTTTATAACTTGGTCTCTCCAAATATGTCGCTCTAATTCATCGTATTCATAAATTTCGTACTTATCAAAATAAACTTTTATAGCATAGTTTTTAAAATATATAAGTGCATAATCCTTACCGTCCTTTTCAAGTTCTACGTCTGCTGTTTCAATCATAGAAAGATATGAATGAGTAAAAAGTTTAGTGTTATCAGCTACGCAGTTAAATACTTCTATCTCATCGTTAGCTAGTAAATTACCCATAACTTTGTCTTTCATCTGAAACTCATTAACATCCTCTAGAAAATTCTCATCTTTAGTAATAAAAACAAAAGCCTTACTATTCCCGACGGGATAGTATTTAAAATATCTTAAGCTCTCAAGATATAGTTTAAACTTGTAAGCATTTATATTTACATCTCCTTTTTTATCTGTTTCCCAAAACTCCTCTACATTTATTGTCTCCTTAATTATTTTTATCTCATTGTCTAAGTTATCTACATCAATATCCTGGAACTCCTTTTCAATGTCTTTCTTTTTCTTGCCGCCCATTACCATGTGGGTAAGTCGCTGGATTCTCTTTTGGTCTTCAAAGTGTTTAGTTCCAAATTGGGCTGTATTCTTATACGCAGATTCTATTATTTTATGTATCTCTTCTGTATTAAAGTCTTTTTCTGCATACCTCATGCAGTAGCTAGTGGCAGTCATTCTATCTACTCCAAAGTCATTAAAAGCAGCAGCTATTTTAAAGAGCGAATTATTACGCTGGCTACTATCATATTTACCTTGAAACCATTTGACTAACCTATTTGCTATCTCGTCTCCATCTTTTAACGGTATATTTGTTATTACTCCAATATTATCTTCTTCATGGGGAAGTATTCTAATCTCAGGAATAAATACCTCAGCGTTCAAATTAACATATATATCAGGGTCGTAGGATTCAAAACATGCACGAGAAATATCTTTACCGCTATCGTCCATCTTAGGATACTTCTCCTTGACTTGCTCAAATAATTTTTTTAAGTGTGCATCATTATCTACCTCAATAATACGATATAGAGCTTTTACTCCAAATCTAGGAGAAACCCAAGCAGCAAAAACATGATTATCTTTTGACAATTCATCTCTTAACTTGGTACTATTCTTTAAATCTTTAACATGGTCGAAGTCCATAACCATTAAACCGCTAGATTTCTTTAACCCAGCCTTAGAACGATTTGAGAAGTACCCATTGAATGTAACTACAGGAAGTCTTTTTTTAAGTTCTTGCTGTTTATCTTTATCAGTAGTCGTACGAATCTCAGCTACCAATTCTTTAGATATTCCCTCTCTTATTCTGTCAAGAAAGAAGCTAACATCTTTACTGACTTTTGGAGCAGTAGACGTTATGCTTGTAAAAAATGAAACTTTCATTTACAATTAGTTTAAATAAATAACCCCATTCAAGCTAGCCGTCTTGGAATGGCATTACTCGAACAGGGTTAAAAAAATTCTTTTAATGATTTCCAAGACCATTTAAGATTTGACAAATATAATCAAACATTTCAATAAAACAAACTCAGAACAAAAATATTTTAGTTTGTTCTTAAATGTTCTGCTCTAGCCCTTATAAACATTGAGATAGAACAAAAACATTTAAAATCTGAAAACTTGCCGCGCAACTCCAAAAAAAAAAAATTATCAGCAAATAAATAAAAAATATATTTTTCTTAATAATATTTATATAGTATATAGAAAAAGTTTGTTTTTTGTTCTTGTTGATTTTCAATGAATTATGTTTTTTACAGAACAAACTCACTTCTTAAGATTCATTTCCCTTACAAAATTATTGTAAAAATGTTCTTGTAATTAGTCTAACTCTTGCCATACCTCTCTATCAGCTGCT